TGCTGACATCGACGGTCATTGCCCCGGTGTTGGTAGATGCCGCCTTAAAGGTGAAGGTCTGTCCGACCGCGTAGGCCGTGATGCCCGGCACAGGAGAAAGCGTGATCGCGTCGGCCGTACCGCCCGCAACGCCGCCATAGTTAATGGCACCATCCGCAACCTGAGACACGCGCACGCTGTCGGTTGGGGACGTTCCCACCCCGAGCCCCGTGAGCTTGTTGCCGCCCATTGGCTGATTGCCGGTGTAGACCGTCTGCCCGTCCTTGCTGATGGACTGCGTAAGAGCGGCGGCAATGTCCGAGAAGTCGGAATTGACCGCGCTAGACGCGATGGTCGTGCCAGCCGTAAAGGGAGGCTGCGGAAGGGAATACGTCCCACTGCCGTTGCGGCTCATCTAGATCACCGTGGAGATGAGGCGAAACCGCCCGCAGCGCCGGAAATACCAGCGTTGACGGGACGAGCCGCGCCCTGTTGCTTGAGAATGGCGTCAATCAGTGAAAGCGTTTCCGCGTTCATTTGAGCGTTGGGATTGGCGAGCAGATCAGCCAGACGCGAGCGCACCGCTTCGCTGGGCTGGCGGGCCTTCTGGTAGCCCGTTGCGATCATCTGCAAGATGCTGGCGGGCGTTGTCGCGCCGCCTTGTGGGATGCTCAACGCCGCGTCGTCCGCCATAGCGGCAAGCCGCTCGGCAGTCTGTGAGCCTTGCAGAACCTTGTTCTGCGTGTCTGCAAAGGCGCGCTCGGCGTTGGATCGCTTGATAAGCTGTTCAGCGGCATCAGGGCCGTAAATCTCGGCCAGCTTCTGCTGCATGATTTGATTGTCGGAAATCGCCTTGGCGAGTCGGCGCGTCGATTCCGGGCCGCTGGTGGCGGCGTCGCGCATGACGTTTGACGAGCCAACCCGGAACGCCTGGATCTGGCGCAAATCCGCGCCCGGCAAGTCTGCAGCCAAGGCAGCCGGCGAGACGTTGACTGCCGCGTCTCCCTGCCCTGATTTCATGAAGTCGCTGCCGCGCTTTAGCCAGCCTTCGCCCGTGCGCTTGTTGTAGAGCGATGCAACCTTGGAATAGGCTTCGTCGGCCGCCTTAATGCCGGGGTTAGCATCCCACAGGGCGCGCTCCCACTTGCTGCCGATCTCGTCCACAAACGACTGATTGACCGCGCGGCCTGACTGGAAAGCCGCCTGCGTGTTCTTGTTCAACATGCGCTTGACCATGTGCGCCGCTTCCGCCGCGCCAAGTTTCACGCCGTTTTCTTCGGCATCCGCGATGATCTGATCCATCGTCTTGCGGATGGCCGGAACATTCAGAAGTTCCTCCATCTCCGGGGAGACGTTGAATTTCCCGCTACGCAAGACCGGGTCATAAAGTTCGCTTCCGGTCTGCGTCTTGTATGCCTGCAGGAACTTCTGCGCGTCGTAGACGCTGGGCACGTTGGCCTGATCGCCCATCGCCCCAAGCATCCGCTGGCCCGTCTCGCGGTTGCGCTGTCCGAAAGCCCCGGCGTACTTCTCGCCAGCCTCGCCCGGCAGGATCGCGCCGAGATTGGCAAGCCGCGTTGCGCCCTTGCTGGTGTCGGCAAGGAAAGCCCCCTGGCCCAAATCGCCCAGCTTGGCGCGCGCCTGTCCGGTCCCACCGCTGCGGGCGATTTCGAGCGCAAGGCGCTGGGCCGCCGCGTCGCCTTCGATGTTCCCCGCTGCAATGCGCGAATTGTCGGCAATCCGGGCCGCCAAGCTGTCCTGTGTGATGTTCCCACCTTCGGGAGCAGCAGCAGACAGGGACTTGTAGGGGCCTTGCGTCGTGAACTTGTCGGCAAGATTGCCGGTCGCACGCAGCACACCCGGCGCGAATTTCTCATAGGCGTACTTTGCGGCAGATCCGACAACGGGCAGAACGCCACCCACGGCGAGACCTATGGCGGCCGGGAGAAGCGCATTCTCTGCCCTGTTCTCAAAGCCGCCCTCGCCTTCGCCAAAGCCTTGAGCGCCGCCAAGGACAGCACCGGAGGCCGCGCCCCGCGCCATCATGCCGGGTAGGCTCGTCGCGCCACCGCCGAGCAGCGTTTGCCCACCAGGGAGCAGCATCATTGCGCCCGTGCCGGCGAGCGTGCCCGCGACGTTCGCGCCTGTGGTCATGGTCGGATAGGCTTTGGAATCGGCCTGCGTCTGAGCGCGCTGGCGGGCTAGTTCCTCGTCGTACCGCTGGCCCTGCGTCGGGGCATTGGAGACGGTTTGCGGCGTCGGGCTGCCGCCAATGCTCTCGTCACGCTGGAGAGCGGGGCCGCTCATCATCCAGTTAGACAGCTTAGGGAACGCCGAGCGCACACCGGCCGCCAACTCGTCGCCAAAGCCCATCGTCGCGCCCTGCCCGAAGGCATTGGCTGCGGCGTCGGATTTTCCCTGCGGCTTGCTGCCCTTCTCGCGGGCAAGGAACGTGCGCGCGGCATTGGCGGCCTGTGCAGCATCCGGGGCGTCTACAACCACCGTGCGGCCGTCGCCAAGATCGACTTCAAACTCGCTCATAGCGGCTTGCCGTCGAGGCTGATGCGCTGGCGCGTGCCACCCTCACTGCCAGACGACGAAACGCTGCTGCGAGATTGAGTTGGCCGATAGGTCGGACCAGCACTCCGAGACATGCCGTTAACGGCGATCTGCCGATTAACTTCCTTCTGCGCGATGACCTCTTTCGAGTCTCCAGGCTGCGGGAAGTACTGACGATCCGCCGCCACATATTCGTCTTTACCAATCGCAGCCCCAGACTCCTTACGGAGTTGCGAATAAATAAAGTTGTTCTTTGCCTGCTGGTAGCGCTGATATTCAGCCGAGCGAACTTGATTGGCAGCGTAGTCGCCAATGAAAGGAATAGAGCCTACTAAACCGCCTTCTCCAGCGGTTTGCACCGATATTGGCAATTTTGCCACTACTGCGTTTGCTTCCGCCATACGGTCTGCGTAAGTCGCAGCAAGAGACTGCGTGTCATTCATTGGCTTCGTGCTTTCGCGGCGGTCATGCTCCTCGGCGTCAAGGCGGCGCTTCTGCTCGGCCTCCGACTGTGCATCTCCGCGCTTGCGCCTGTATTCGTAGTCGCCCTGAAGGCGCTGATATTCCAGCTTCTGGTTCTCAAAAGACACGTCTAGAGCGCGCTGCATATCCGCGACCATGCGCTGCTCGGCTTCGGCCGGGTTCATGCCGTAGCCGCCACGGCGCAAGCGGTCGATGTACGGCGCGGCCATCTGCGGGGGCATGTCACGCGGCGTCATCCGCTGCGGAATCTGCGGCTGGGCAACCATCGTCGGGCTTTGCACGCCCTGCGGGGAGGGCGTCGGCGGCATACCGTTGGTGTCGGCGGTGCCCTGTGCGATCTGCGGGCCGGGGCCACCCGTAAGAATGCGAGCATAGGCATCAACCGGCATGGCCTTGTTCGCGCCATGCTCTGCGCCGTGAACGCCTCGCGCGAACTTGGCCGCCGTCGCAGGGTCGTTAAGGTCTAGCGGCTGATTCGGGTCCAATCCGCCAATGCTGGCGACGTTGATAGCCCACTGGCGCGGATCGTTCGCACCGTCGCCCACGGGCGCCCACCGCTGGCCGATCTGTACCAGCGTCATCGGCTGGCCGTTGTTGAACTTCGCCGGATAGGCCCTGACGTTGTTCACCGCGAGGCGCACACCATCGTCAAGCGTCGCAGGCTGTTGGAAGCCACTGGACGCACCCACCGGGCGCACGTTGCCGATGTTGTTGGGATTGACGCCACCGCCGCCCGAAGGCGGACCCGCCTGCGTAGGACCGGGCGCGCCGTAGCCGCTGGCAACCTGCCCAAGCCCCTGCGTCTGCCGGTCTATCTTGGCCTGTTCGACGGCCATCTGCCCCGAAATCCGAGCGCCGTACTCGGGATCAATCGCAGACAGCAGCCCAATCCGCTTCTGTGGGTCCTGTTCCGCCATGACGGCGGCAAGCTTGGTGTTGCGGTCCTCGGTGGCCTGCTTTTCCTCGGTGTCGGCCTTGTACGTCCCGTATGCACCGGCCAATGCCTGCGCAAGACGCGCCGCACCCTGCCAGGGAGACGACACAGGGCTTGTATCTGCTCCCTGCGCGGAGAGGCGTTCGGCAAAGGAGCGCCGGGTATCGTAGGGGCTACGGCGGCGGCCGACGCCCGCAAGCGTGTACGCAAGGTTATCGTCAGGAAGGACGGTCATCCGGCGATCTCCCGCTGCAGATGAGCCCACAAGGGCGAGATTTCAGCGGCTACCGTCGCAAGCTTTGCGTGGTAGGAGGCGCTCAAGTCCGGGTGATACTTGGCAAGGTACGCCGCCCTGCCCTCGCTCCACCAAGCCGGGCACGTCGCGCACTCGGGCGACTGAACGCCGTTTTCGTAGACGCGGCAGATCGGAGCGCCAACCTGACGGAGATAGGCGAATACATCAGCGTCAGACCATTCAAGAAGCGGCAGCCACAGGTCATATCCAAGACCAGTCGGCCCGTTTTCAGCCGGGAGCCGCTTCATGTCTGCGCGCTTTGTGCCCCTGATGACGAGCGTGCATCCGTCGTTCAGAGCCGCATTGTGCATCGGCACCATGATATTGAACGCGCAGCACTCGAAACGATCTACGAGGCGGCGGTCGCTCATGCCGATTTTCACACCCAAAGGCGTGCAGGAGCTTGGCACAAGATCGCTAGGCAGGCCGAAGCGCTCGTTCCAGTCAGCCGCCTGCGTCTCAATGCGGACGAACGATGGCACCATAGCTTCGACGCTATCCACGATCTCGCGGACTTCCGGCAGCAAGTCGCCAGTATCGACATGGTAGAGCGTCAGTCGATCCCAATGCGGGCGCAACAGGTGGACGAGCGCGAGGCTGTCCTTCCCGCCGCTGAACTGAAAGGCGATGTTCTTGTGGTTGGAAACAGGGTTTTTCATGTGCGCGATCAAAACGCAGCCAAGCCAAAGTAGCTGGCGGCACCACTGATTCCCGCGCTGCCCAAGCCGAACAGTCCGCCCATCGCGGCATCCGAGCTTTTCTGCTGCTGCGCCTGCTGTGCCATCTGGCCTTGGTACTGGTTCCAGTAGTTCCCGCTCACATCGGTCGGCGCTACCTGCGTCTGCGCTACCTGACTGAACTGCGGCTGCTGTACGCCGTTGCCCGTTCCAAGGAGCGTCGCCACCTCATTGATCGGCTGTGTCCGTAGCGCCGTCATTTCTTGGATCGCGCGGTCGCGGGTGTTGCTCTCCAGTCCGTACTGCTGCGCGGCGGCGTTGCCCGCCTGCACATCCGCCCCAAGCCTAAAGTCGTTTACGGAGCGGCTGTAATCGTCCTGTGCGGCCTTCCAGGCGTCGGTGCCTAGCGAGATGCCCTGGTTGGCAAGCCGCTGGTTGAGGGCGTCCCGGTCGCGCTGCATCTGCGGCGCGTTGCGGTCCTGAATGGCCTGCAACTGCTGGCGCCGGTAGTCCTCGTTATAGGTCGGAGCCGGGGCGAGGCCGTCATAGCTGTAGGGCTTGGACGTGGCATCGCCAATGCGGCCAACGTACTGGTTGGCCAGATCCGACGTGCCCTGCGTTAGCTGCTGTTGGCTATCGTAAATCTTTTGCTGGCCAGGGCTTAACTGCGTCGTTTCCGACCAGATCGGGACGTTCGTTCCGCCCACGTCCTGCGAGCCCGTCACGGCATAGGTCTTAGACCCGTCCGGCCCGTACTGGTTGACGCGGTTCAGGTAAGCGTTCGCAACCGCCGTGTTGACGTTGCTCTGCGTCTGCTGCTGCGAGACGTACTTAGGATCAGGGGCCGGGGGTGCTGATGCGCTCTTGCTGCCCATATGCCTGCGTTCCGGTTGGACGACGGACCTTCGGGCGGGGATTTCTCCACCGGGCCTCGAATTCCGACTTCGTCATTCCGCAAATGCAGGCATGAACGCCCTTGGCATATTGATGCCGTAGCGTCCCTTCCGGCTTCAGGCCAATCCCTTCGTTGAAACGCAAAGCGCGCTTGTTCGTGGAGGGAGTAGCCGTCACTACCTTCCTACAAGCATACTGTAGAAATGGTATGCTCAACAAGGTAGAAATTGTGCGACGGGTTGCCCATTTCGGGCTCGCCGCCGCAAATGAAATCTCACAGGTGCCATACCACGTCTTACCGTCGATCTCTCGCGGCGCGGTGTAGTTGTGATAGATGCACACCGCCAGGAGCGGAAACGTCAGATCACCGCCGCCCACGACGCCCACCGCCTTCATGCTTTGGCTCGGCGTAAGGTGCGGGATGCGATGGGCCGCCCACTCCAAAAGCTTCAGATTCTCGGCGTCGTTGCTCGGGAAAAAGATCGTGTGGCTCATACGCTTGTCACCGTTTCCCAGCCCGCCCCGGTGTTCTGGCAGAGTTTGTTGAGGGTGCCGTCATAGACGAGCGTGCCTTTGACGTTCGCCATTGCGTTCTTCTCTGCCGTCGTGATTGGCGTGAGTCGGACGGAAGCGAAGGCGCCCGCGCTATCCATTCCCGCCCCCGTCAGCACGGCGTCAACGGCACGCCGAAACAATTCCTCGCTGGGCTGGAAAATGGGGATGATCGCCATTACAGCGCCACCCGCTGGCCGACTTCGTACTTCAAGTCCCAAGCGTTCAGGATGACTTGGATTCCGTTGCTCTGCCCGCCCATGTGAACGGACGCCGTGGTGCCAATGCCGGTGGCTGCGTACCAGTTACTATAGGGCGAAGCGCCGTCGCCCCACATGCCGACATCCCATAGGGACGTATCCCACCCGCCGCCTTGCGCGCCCGCAGCCATCGGGAAAGCGTCAGTGGATAGCGGCTGGTCGTTCCTGTAGTCCACGTTCATTCGGATTGCCGGGACCACCTGCCCGCCAGCCGTGAACAGCGGGCGAATCATGGTCATTCGTGACACGCCACCGGACCGGCCGTAGGTCTGGAAACTGGTCTTTACCTGCCACGAAATGCCAGCGGTGCCGTCGGAATAGCCCGACTCCGCGCGGTAGACCGTGCCATCGCTGCGGCCATAATATGGGTCCTCGTTGTATATCCCCCAACACGTCGCGTTGAGCGGCGACGCGCTTTTGCCGTAGGTCGCCCAAGCGCCGGTCTGGACGTTCACCACGAACTGAAACGCCGTCGTGCTCGAGGTCGGGACATTTATGAGCGCCATACGGGAGCGCGGGTAGGACGCCATAGACCAGCCGGTGAGCGCGCCGTAACTGGTGTATGCATCAAGGATGCCTTGGTCGATCCGGTTGGTAATTGCCTGCCGGGTCGCTGCCGCCTGCCCACCGGCCATAAGCTGCCGGGTACTGACAACGGCCGATTCCGTGACAATGGCGAGGTCGCCCGCGATGTTCGCCGTGCTGCGGTTGCCGATAGGCGGTGCGCCGTTGTAGACGCCCACCAGCGCCCACGTATTGGCGGATGCCGGGTCGTCTCCCTGGTAGACCGCCACCTGTCCGTGGCTGCTCACAAAGGCCAGATAGTCGTCGGAGCCAGAGCCCCCGTCCCGGCTAACCGCGCCAATGGCGATCAGCTTGCCGCCGTCCGTGAACGTGTCGCCAAGTTCAAAAGACGAGGCCGCGCCCGCAATGCTCGCAGTCGGCAAATACCACGCCTTTGTCGAATTGTTCTGCACGAACCAGATGCGCGACTTGTGCAGGCACGGGAAATTCAGCGTCGAGCTTGTGACGTTGGTAATCGCGGGCGTCGTCCAGCTTGTGCCGTCGTAGTTGCGGACCGAATTAACACCATTCGCCAGCACAAGGAACGCGCCACCGGGCGTGGTCATCATGGTAGTCTGCCAGTATCCGGAGCCCAAGCTACTTACGACGGCAGCCCCTACGGCGCCCGTGGTGGTGATGTCGTAAATGTCGGTCGGAGACGCCGCGAACAGCTTGCGGCTGGACGGGCCGGACCACTCCATGATGCTTTGCACGGAGCCATTGATGCCCGTGGCGTAGCTTTGGGTGCCGTTCCTGACGCGGAGGTAGGTTGCCTCGGGAAACATGTTGTCGAGGATCAGCGCGTCGGCCGGTTTCATGGCCGCGATGCCGTCGCGGAGGTTGAGCCCGCGCGTAGAGGCCGGAATCTGAACCGTTCCCATAGCCGGGCCTTGGATGCGGCGCGGCGGCGTGCGGATGGGCGCGATGTAGGCCATTAGACGGACCAATTCCCCTCAGGAACGACAATGCCGGGCCGGCGAGCCCACCACCTGTCACCGCTCGCAAGGTTCTGTGTGGAGCGCGGCGAGTCGCCCGATAGTTCCTGCCGGCGCTGGAGGTCGAATTGCTCGTATGCCGCCTGCGAAGCCAGCCCTCGCGCATCAAGATAGCGGTACATAATGGCGAGCGTCATGATCCGCTCGGACAGCACGCCCGTATCGGTGTCGGCCAGCCATTCCGACTGTCCTACGCCCGCGTTCGACTGGCACCACAGGTTGGACGTGTAGGCAAAAGCGAACGTCTCGCCCGCCTCCGGGATCGGCTGGACGAGGATGTCGTCGCCTTCCATATAGAACACGTCCATCACCGGGAACGTGTCGAAAGCCTTCCAAGCCTGCCAGAGTTGCGGGTCAATCGGCCCCCACAGCGGGCGACGTGCCGAGCGGTTCCAAAAGGACTCGTCCAGCCACTTGCCCAAGTCCGACGGCACCATGCCCGTCTGCGCTTCCTGGGCCAGCGTCGTGAACACCTTCTGGCGACGCAGCTTCCGCCAATCGCCATACTTCATCAACTCTGTGCCTTCCTCATTCGCAAAGGAAAGCATCTGCTGCACGGTGGCATCGGTGGACGTGACCACGACGTTCGGCACCGGCTCGCCCACGCGCCGGCAGACGTTGGCAATCATCGTGAGCAAACTCATGCTTGCCACCTCGTATTAAAGGCCCCGCGCCACTGTTCCGGCAAATAGCGCGGGTCGGTCATGGCGTCATAGGGCTCGGGAATGGTGCCGGGTGCAGGCTCTGGGCCACCCCAGCCCTGCCCTCCGGCCTGCTGTTCCGGCATCGGCGCGGCCTGCGCGGGCATCGGGGCCGGGGCAGGCATAGGCGCGGGAGCCGGGCGCGGCTGCATGTAGCGGTCCATCGGCAGGGAGCCGCCGGGCTGCTCAAAGGGCGGCAGCGCCTGGCTGTTTCGCGGGCCTGCATACGGGGGCAAGAATGCGTAGGGGTCCGACTGTGGCGGCGTTAGCGGCGGCAGGCGCATCGGCGGCAAATAAGCCGACGAACTTCCCGGCGCAGCGAAGTTGGGCATGGCCGACGGCGGAACGGTGGCACCGGCTGCCGCGTTCGGCATGGGCGACATGTTGGGGTTTGCACCGGCCGCAAAGTTGGGCATAGGCGAGGAATTGGCCGGAACACCGGCCATCAGGCGCGCAAGCCGCTGGCGGGGCTTCTGATCCATCATGCAGCCTTTCGGGGGCGACCAACCGGGCGCGATACATGCTCGGACGCGAAGGCGCCCGCAGCATCCGCAGGCATTGGCGCCGGCTCGATCTGGTGTTGCGCCATAAACTCGCGCATGGCCTTGCGGTCGTCCTCGGCTTCCTTGGTGAGCCGCTCGACTTCGGCCGATAGCCGGGCGTTTTCCTTCGCCAGCTTCGCGCCCTCACCGTTCAGCGAGGCAACAAACGCCGCAGCGGTCGCCCGCAGCTTCGGACCGTCCGGCCCCAGCTTGTGAATGTTCTCGTCCGTCAGCTTGGCCAGATCTTCGACGCTGAACACGTTGATTGACTTGCACTTGGCGATCTGGCCGACGCTGATGCCGCCCGCCCAGCCTTCCAGCGCGTAGCCGTCCGTCACGGCCTCAAGGCCGCCCTTCCAGCGGTTGTAGTGCGGCTCCAAGGCGTCCCAGACGCAGGGCTGTGCATCGGGCCTGCCGCGCATCGCCTTGGCGTCCTTGACCAGCCGGGCGACCTTCTCGGACTTCTCCCAATTGGCATAACCGCGCTTGCCCCAACTCGCCCAATGCACGGCGTCTAGGCCGCCGCTTTCGTTCTCCACATGATCGACCCAGAACTTGAAGGGCACCACCGCGAGGTCGTTGCGGTCTTCCTGCTTCGCGTCGAACATGCAATCTCCTTGTGTTGTAGAAAGAAAGGGAAGGAGCCGAAGCCCCTTCCCTGCCCCGTTAGAACGGGAAGTCGCACATCACGATCTTCGCAGACGCATCCACCGCGTAAGCGCAGATCGAGTCGGTGACAGCGGCGGACACGTCGAGCGTGCCGTCCGTCGAGCCAACCGGCGTCAGGGCGTTGCCATCGGCGCCAGCCGTGAGAGCCGTGGTGAGCGTCGCCGGTCCCTTGATCTGGACCCAGCAATACTCGCCGTCAGCCGGAGCCGACTGCAGAACACCCGCGCCGAGATTGGCCGAGTCGGACAGGTCCGACGTGACAACCGTGGTTGCGCCCGCCGACGCGCCACCCGGCGCGTAGTAATAGCAGACGTTGCCCGAAGCAGCGGCGACGGAACCGGCGCCCGTGTCGTACTGGACGAACTTGTAGATCTTGCCTCCAGCGGCCTCGTAGTGGTCGCCAGCGGCAGCCGGACCCTGCAGCGCGAGCTGCGTCGAGTCGTAGGTTGCGGTGATGTCCGCACCAACAAGCATGGTCATTGAAGTTTCTCCTTACGAGGCGTCGAGCAGGATGCCCTGCAGCGAGCGGTTCGAGCAGACGAGGTTGCCCATCCACAGCATCGGGATCACGACGGCGTCCTGGTTGACGGAAACCTTGTCATCCATCTGCGACCAGTTGGCATCGCGGTGGACGACGAGGCCCAGATAGTCGGTGTTCAGGAAGTACATCTTCTCAGCCGTGGTCGAGAAGTTGCTGTTGCTGTCGAAGATCACGTCGGCATCGACGTACTTCAGGGCGCGGAAGCCGGCGGTCGCCTCGTCCTTGTCGTTGGTGTAGCGCTGCTGATCCTGCAGCGACTCCCAATACATGGCGAAGAAGTCGTGGCTGGAGACGATCAGGTCAGGCTTGTCGGCGCCACGAACGAGGCTGAGATACAGCGTGTTCATGAAGCCCTTGATATTCGACTTCGTTACCAGATTTGTGCCGGTCGCTTCCAGGAACTGGTTGCGCCAGAACGTGTAGGTAGCCGAGTTGATGCCGCCCACGGTGCCTTGACCGTTGGTCTGGATGATGTAGGCGAGGCCGCCCATCTGGTTGGTCAGCGCGCCGTCGGAGTACACGTCAATCGACATGTAATTCGCAGCGGTGCGAACGGCGTTCTTCAGCTTGGCCTTGGACAGATTGAAGATCGCGTTGTCGCCGCTGTTCATGCGGAGTTCGCGACCGGAGGCGGTCACGTTGACCGCAGCCTGCATCCAATCGTACTTGGCGGCCGTCAGAACCTGCGTCTGGCCGATGTTCAGCGAGTCATACCCGCTATAGCGCTGGTACGTGCTGTTGTTGGCGTAGTCGAGGTTGCGGACGATTTCATAGCCGCCGTCCTCCAGATCGATCTTGCCCTTGCGCTTGAGATAGCGCCACAGAGCATTGTTCTGGCTGACGTTGTCGGCAATCTCCGACGGGTGGTTACGGAGCGTCGAGGTGACAAGCTCCGTGAAGACTGAGCTAGGCGATGCCATTGCGTGGTTTCCTTAACCGCGCGCCCGAATTCCCCTGAATGTCGCCGCCATCGAGTCTTCCCAACTGCCGCCCGCCTTGGCCGCCACCCCCACGCTGCCCGGCTTGCGGGAGAGTGTGGAGAGTTTCGCGGCCTTTGCGGCTTCCGCCTTCTGCTTCTCCAGGGCCTCGGCTTTCGCCTTGGCTTCCTGTTCCGCTCGAATAAGCGTGCTGACTTCTGGGTGAGCCTTTGTCGCCATGTCGTAAAGCGCGTCCAAGTCCATTCCGGGCTCGTAGAGCTTCACCATCAGCGCCTCTACCTTGTCGAAGTGCGGGGCCTTCGCTTTGAAAGCCTCGATCTTCTTCTCGGCATCGGTCAGCTTCGCCTGTTCGGCAGCCTGTTGCTGTGCGGTCAGATGGGATTTGATGGCGCTCAATTCCTGAGAGAGCGCGTTGAATTGCGGGTCCGGCTGCCCCTGCATGGGCTGGCCAGAAAACGCGGCCCGAATATCAATCCCGTACATCTGCGCGATTTGCTGCAGTCCACTGACACCATCAGAGGCGAGAAGCTGGTCGGCTGCCGCCAGTCGCCGGAAATACTCCGGGGCCGGGGCGTTTACCTGCCTCAGTCGATCCTGAATGCCTGTCGCGACTTCTTCAAACGCGGATAGGGACTTGAGCCGCTCCCCGTCGGTCGTGATCTTCTTGTGGATCTCGCCTTCCCGGCTGGCCCAGAACTCCTGAACCTTGGGTGGAAGCGTGGCCCACTCTGCTCTCACGTCCGCCGGCAGGGACTGCGGCGCCTCGATGGCCGACTTGGTCGGTTCGGGCGGCGCAGCCTCGGGGCTGCCGGGTACTTGTAGCGCGGGCGTCGCGGGTGTCGCGCCTGCCTTTGCCTGAAACTTGCCATCCTCGCCCTGTGACGGGCGCGCGGCCTTGATCCTCTCAAACTCCGCTGCCAGCGTGTCGTCCATCGACCTTTCGACGGGCGCTTCGACTACCGCTTCAGGAGCGAGCGTCGATACTTCGGCAACGGCAATCTCTGTGTCGCTCATATGTTAACACCCGTTAGGTGGTTATTCAACGCCTGAACTCGGGCTCGGCACGCGGCGTCCACTCACGCTTGTGCGCTATGGCCCGCTTCTTCGATTCGTAGGTCGGTTTGTATTCGCCAGGATCGACCACGCGGCACCCGGTGCGCTTCAGGTCCTCCCGCTGGGCAGCGCGCCCGTCGATCATCTGCTTGCTCGCCATGCTCATATACGGGGCGATGTCGCGGACAAGCTGCGGCGTCGGCACGAAGTCGCCACGGGTCTGCATGGGCTGGCCGGTGGCCTTGGATACCCACTGCTCGCCGCGTAGGACGTAGGTGTCCCTCATGCCCACAGCCTTTCGCCGTCTAGGGGGTTGTCGCTGCTGTAGTAGTGTGGCTCGGGATTGAGGCGGGCGCGCTCTGCTTCCCGGCGGCGAACTTCGGCCATGATGCGGGCAACGCCTGCACGCCAAACCTTCTGGCGCTCTTTGCGTTCGGCGGTTTTGATGCGTTGAGCCGCGCGCCTTTTTTCGTCCGCCGCTTCAGCCTGCCGAGCGCGTTCATCGTGCCACGCATCGACATGGCCGTTATGGGCGTCGTAGCAATGGGCGCGCTCCCACGCGAACCATTCCCGCGTGTGCGACGCGGGGTTAAATGGATTCCGCCCAGCTTCTGCGCGGGCAAAATATCCAAATCTTAAAAACTCCATTACTTGTCGCCTCCCCTTGGCATCGGGCGGCTACGGCGCTTGGCCTCCAACGCCTCCAGCCCCTGCGCGTGGCTCTCGCGGCCCATCTCATGCGCGCGGGCCTGCTGATCCACGGCGAGCGCGTGCTTGCCTGCCGTGAGCGCCGCGTCCGCCTGGAGTTTTTGCATCTCCATGGCGTGGGTCTCGCGGGCGCGCTGCTGCTCGGCCTGCATCTCCTGCATGCGCATATCGAACTCGGCCTGCTTTAGTTGGGCCTCCTGCGACATGGTCTGCTGGTCAATCTGGCCCTGCATCTGGGTCTTGGCGATTTCCGCCTGTGCCTGCTGCTGCGCGGTCTGAGCCTTGATCTGCTCGACCTGTAGCTTGGGATCGGGCTGCGGCGGCGCGGGCGGCTCCTTAGCCTTGGCGTCCAGGCGCTTCTGCCATTCGTCCAGAATGTGATCCGCCTGCCGCCCTAACTTGAAGTTGCGGGCGAACGTGCGGGCCAAGCCCACGGCTTCGGGCGGCGTCATGTAACCAGCCTGCACGGCAGGGCCGACAGCCTCGAAATACGAGCCAAGCCCCTGCACGAAGCCGCCAACGTTCTCCTGCTGTTTGCCCAGATCGGCCTTGATGGTGCCATCCGTCTCAATGTCGATATTGAATTCGCGGCTGATGTCGGTTTTCAGCAGCTTCACCTGCTCCGGCGTAAGCGCGATGCCCGTCATCGCCTCCAGTTCTTCCGGCGTGAAATGCTCGGCCATCAAATCGGCCGTCATCCGCATAAGGTCGCGGGCGTGTAGCTGAATGTCCTGCTGCGCGCTCTGCAGACGGAGGCTGCCCCATTGGGCCTTCAGTTCCTGCGCGCCGAGCGTCTCGCTGGCCTTGGTCGAGCCCCGGAGAATGTCGGCAACGCCGGTCAGTTCGTAGATGACCTGCTTGCACATCTCGCGGCTCTCATAAAGCTGCTTCAGCGTAGCAACCGCCTGTTCGATGGGCATAAGCCAGAAGGCTTTTTCAATGTCGCCCTGTACCAGCGCGCGGGCCGCGTCCGGCGCCGGGGCCATCTCGCCCTCGTCGAGGTTCTTCATGGCCTTGACCGCGTTCTCGAACGCGCCGTCGTAGATGCCACGGAACTTGATGGCGTTGATGAGCGCCCCGATACGCCGGGTGAGGCTGTTCATTTCCGCCTGCTGGGCCTGCCACACCATGAACGGGCAGATAGGAACCTGCGTATCTGTGGTTTCGATGGCGAGGCGCGGCTTCGGAATCGGGAAGAAGCCGAGCAGCTTATAGGGGTCGTCCTCGATCTTCAGCGGCCCCTGGTCGTAGCTTTCGGCCAGCCAGTAGATCTTGCGCTTGGAACGGTCCCAAATCTCCCAAACGTTGGCGCGCTTGAACGTGTCGGGCGTCAGCGCGTCTTTGTCGGGCTGGCCCTCTACGGTGGCGTCGAGATTGACCTTCCACGCCAGTTCCAGGTTCAGCCCCTCGAGTTCGTCGCGCGTGAACACCCAATGGAAGGCGATCCACGGCGTATCCTGCCACCGCTTGGCCGGTCCAAGCCTGAAGTCGTCCCAAATCACCGGCTCCCAAGTGATGTGCTTCGACACCACGGCGCCGGGGATTTCGTTGCCTGTCTCCTGATCCGTCTCATCTGGGCCGTTGACCAGGTTGAGCCGCAAGCGCGTCACGGCACGGCCCAGCAATTCCCGGTCCTTGACGGCAGATTTCAGCGCGTCGTCGTAGTCGTAAAGGTCGGACTGAACCGAGATTGCCCGCTCGATGGTCTGGCTGACGTTGCTCCGGTCCTTGTTTTTCCGCTCCGCGTCCGCCTGGGCCATTGCCGTGGCCTGCGCGGCCATCTGCTGGGCCTGCGGGTCGTTCTGCGGCACCGGAGGCGGTTCCACCGGCATAGCCTCGCCAAAGCGCGCCCGCACGTCCGACGTGGGCATGCTGTTATAAATCGCCGGGCACACCGTTTGAATGTTGGCGTAGAGGATGTTGAATTTGGCGGTGCGGTAGCCGTCTTTGTCGGACCGGAATTGCGAAATCGCCGTCTTGGCGTCCTCGCGCCAATCGCGTTCCGTCTTGCCGGCTAGTTCGATGGCCGACATCCAATACTTATGAAAATCCTGCTGCGACTTGATGGTCTTGGCGAGGGTGTCCACCGTGCCGTTGTCGGCGCTGGTCACTTCGGAGGTTTGGCCGATCATGCGCCCTCACGTTCTTTCCGGCGCGCAGACTGGCGCTCGATCATTTCTTTGATGGAGAGGTTCGAGGTAATCGCGCCCTCGGGGGTGCCGATGAAGAAATCCACCGTGGACTTGGCCGGCGGTTCGGCTGCCTTGATGGCTCTCCAGCCGACAGCCAGATAGCGATAGGCGTCGGCCGGGTTAGATGCCCAATCGTGGAGCGGCGTCGGCTTGAATACCTTGCGCTCCTCGTCGTATTCGGCGCGGTACTGCCTCAAGCCCTCCAACCCCTCAGCGCACTTCACGCGGTCAAAGCGCGACAGGGGGATGGTCAAGCGGCCGGCGTTGATGCCGTCCATGCGTGCGTGATCCGGCACAAGTTCAGGCTTCAGGCCGAGCCGGCGCATGGTTTCAACGCGGGTTCGGCCAGTGCCCCACTCGCGGACCATCGCATCGTGAGGGACGAGACACGGGCCGTAGGTGTGGCCCTTCTTCTCCATGACTTCGGCGTAATGCTCCACACCGACGCCGGATGCCTCGTAGAAGTCCACGACGTTCACGCCGCCGGCCATGATCTGAAAGAACCAGATGGCTGTGCTGTCCTTCACGCCCAAGTCCCACGCGGTATAGACGGGCAAGTCAGGATCGACCGGGACATCGCAGATGCGGCCGTCGCGCTCTGCCTGGGCCATTTCCTTGCCCCAATACGCGCCTTGGATAGCCGCCTCGAACGAACACTCGAATTCCTGCTCGTACTGCTCCGGCGTCATCAGTTTGCGCGCGGCGGTCAATTCTTCGGCATCTACAAGCCCGGTTTCCGACGCCTTGAGCATGACGCCGTACCAATCGGGGTCGTTCTGTGCCTGCTGCCAAGCCTTGTGGAAGTCGTTATGGCCGCGAGGCGTGCCAATGATGGTCAGGCTGCCCTTACGGTCTGACAGGGCCGGGCGGATGATTTCAGGCAGCACGCGGGGCCGCATGTCGGCGAACTCGTCCAGCACGCAATCATCTAGGTAGATGCCGCGCATCCCATCGGGGTTATCAGCCCCGTACAAGCGAATCCGGCCTCCGTTGGGTAGGTCCACCCGCAATTCGCTTTCGTTTGCCTCAGAGCCCGGAATAACCCGCGTGAACTCCTTAAGGTAAGACCACGCCACGTCTTTGCTTTGCTTGTAGAGCGGAGCGATGTAGGCAACGCGCGGGCTGGGCTTGTCGCAAGTCAGCGCCGAGCGGATAAGCTGATTCACGGTCGCCACGGTCTTGCCCGCCCGGCGATGAGCTACAATCACGCGCCAACGCTTGCTGCTCTCGTGGTACGGCAGGAAGGCCCGGCGCGGGGCGTAGGGGATGGTTATGTGCTGGGTTGCAGCCATGAGATGGCCAATGCAACAGGGCCGGTGCCGCCCTCGCCTGTCACAGCCTGGGGCACCTTGCCGTCGAGCCGGTCGCCCATTTCTTTGGCCGCGCTCACGTCACCGACAATGGCGGCATCCACCAATGCGCGGGCGGCAAGTTCCAGCTTTTTCGGGCCGCGCTTTCCCTCTGCCTGCTCTAAAGCGGCCTTTCGGATAGCGTCACGCCACAGCTTGTCGGCAAAGGGGCCGGATGGCTTCTTCATCCGCGCACCACGGTTCCGCGAATGCCTTGGAAGCGGTCAAAGTAGCCCTGCTCTCGGGCAATGCCTTCCGTAATTCTCCGGAACTTCACGAGCTTGTTGATATTCGCACGCGCCGCCGCTTTGGCTGCAGGCTCCAAAAGGCGCTTCTGTTTGGCCTTGGGCATCCTAATGCCAACAGCCAAAAGCACGGGATCGAACCCGCTTAAATCTTCTGTCGGTTCCGGCTTTGCCTGCGATACAAGGAACGCAAGCTGTTCCTCGGCATCATGCTTACGGATTGCACACGGGCGGCACTTGCAGGCTTCGCACGCAACGATTTCGGCCCTTAATTGGGCCTCTGTCAAAGTCCTGATTTTCTTGCGTGGGGATGGTCTGGAGCCCAACCGCTAACCTCTTGAGGTGTAACGGTTTCCCATATGCGTTAGTTGTGATTTAGAAAGTCAAGGACTTTCCGAGCTGCTTCATGCGGCGATATACGGCGTCGTTCTTGTTTGAACTGCCAAATTCCTTGCCGATCTGCGCGACTACCTGCGGATAAGCGGCTGCCGCCAATAGTTCAGCTTCCAAAAGAAGGGAATTCCTAGCCGCGTCGGAGCATTTGATAGCTTCTTTTACCGTCAACCTCCCCTTAGCGGCTTTCCAAATTGCCCGCGCCATCGGGTCCGCTTCCAGCCGGCAATTCCAGTGGCGATTCCAGCGCATTTGCTGGTGTGTTAGGGGCTTGCTCATGCCGCGATCCTAACATCTCGGATGAACCGGCGTCGCCACCCAAGTTTCAAGCTGGCGGCGTAGCCAAGGCACAGTCTGCGTCGCGTGACCGTCTCGCGGGCAAAGCCTAGATGGCTGGCAATCTCGCCGTCTGAATATCCGGCTCCAGCCATACGGCGCAAAGTGGCGGTGTCGTTTGCGGTCCAGAGTCTGCCGTTCAAATGCGCCTCCCGTAAGACCAATTGGGATCGACAATGATTTCCGGCTGCGGCACGTCTATCACCTCGCCTGTTTCGTCCATGACGACGATCCACATACGGTGGCCGTCAATGCCGCACTCTTTCCAGGCGTAGCACCAGCCGCGCCCGCTCTTGGCCTCAACACCTGTCGGCAAGGTGTCGGTCATGACGGTTACAGGAATTGGTGGATCAAGACGGAGCATGAATGCGCTTTCCGACGCGATGGACGCGCCCTCGATGGATTTCGCCTCGGTAGTAAAAAAATTCCCAGCGCCATTCTCCGGGGTATTCTTTCATTGGAGCCCAGCGGGCGGGCTGCCAGTCTTCATCTGCAACGCGCTTGACCCAGTACCAGCCGGGGTTTCTGAAAGTCATTTCCCCTCCTCTGCGGTATGTGTGAGGAGCGCAGCGCGGGCGCGCATCGAGGCTTTCCCAAGCTCGCGCGCAGCCTTCGCGACGATCTCCACCAGTTCCTTGTTGTCGTCGGGGTTGCTCATGCGTTCCCCATAAAGGCTTTGCGGTTCATTGCATGGCCTCGCTTCGCCAGTTGCTCAGGACAGAGGCGGGAGCCCTGCACCCCGGCTCGGTCGGATCTGGCCCCCAATCGCCTCGATTCCAGAAGCGCCCAGGACGCCAGCCACGCAATCTCGCGCTCCATTGGCTGTCTCCGTCGCGGGAAGTCGGCAAAGCCTCTGTACGGTCAAATTTACCGGCCTGCGGGCGGCGGAAATTGCTCTCGTTGCGGCACCAGTACTGAAAGCCCTTGTCCCAATCGAGCGCAAGCGTGCCTTTGGACTGATGGTGCAAGCGGAACCGTGCGGCGGTGTCGGCTGGGTCTGCACAGCCCTGCGCTCTGGCGTATTCCAGTTGCTCGGCAATCGGAGCCCAATCTTCCGGCAACTTCGACTTGCGCTTTGCCTTCCCGCCATCGGCGGAACAATCGTTAGATTGTTTTTCCTTTCCTTCCCTTTCCTTTCCTTCCCTTCCTACCTGCGCGTCACTGACGCGTGCCTGACGCGTGCCTGACGCGTCGTCGTCTGGGCTTGGTAGGGTCGATGCAGCCTCGCGCGGATTGACGTGCTGGTGCTTTAGGAAGGTGGGGATATGCGCCAGGGTATCGCCATACATGACGACTAGTCCGGCATCCCTTAGTTCCTCGCAGACAGTTTCGATCTCGCAGTCATCTTCCGGCAAATAGCGGCGCTTGAACGTGCGCGGCGCCCAGACAAGCCGCCCTTCCCTGTCGGCCTCGCACCACAAGCCGACGTAGAGCAGCCGGGCAAGCGGGCTCAGTGAACAGGTGTCATCGCTGGTGAAGAACTCCGGCTTTATGGTTCTGATCCTAGCCATTCGCTCCCCTCCTCAACTCGGCGTGCGCGGCGGCAGAGCCCAGCGCCTTGCGGATCTTCTCGAATAGGCCCGATTCCGGCGTGCCTCGCATCGGCCGCTTGCGCGGCGGGCGGCCTTGGGTCTTGACGCAGGAACGGCCCCGCGTGAGTGCTTCCAGCACTTGCGCCTGGAAGGCTGGGTCGTCTTGCATTCTTGCCTTCAAGGCTGCGCTTGTCTTAGCGCGCGTCTCCGGGGAGGGGCTGAAGCCTTTGGGCCTGGGCATCTAGCTAATCCTCACATCTATTCCGTGAACGGACTTCATGAGGTGGCGCTTGATGCGCGAGACGGGCGTGTCGCGGCCTTTGGCGTCCTCGATAATGAAGTGGCCAGCTTTGCCATCAAAATATCGAAAGTCCGCCACATAGCGGAGCGCCGTCTTTTTGCGCTTCTCGCCGTAAAGGTTGACCGCAGGCGCAAGCACAAAGGTCAACTGCCGCTCTAGCTGGCTGATCTGGCCGCCCTTTTCCAGGGCCTGCAGATCGCGCCAGCGGTTCGCCTCTCGCACGCTGTCAAACGTGATGCCGTCCACAACGGTCTTGCGGGCACCGTACTTATTGCGCGCCACTATCGCCTCCACCGCGCTGCGGCTACAGCAGCAGCACGGGCGGCTATCAGGTCAAAGCGTGCCTTGTGGGAGCGCGTGCGGTTGTATCGAGCCTGGGCCTTGTCGGCTTGAAGCTCGGCAAGAATTAGCTTCGCGGCGGGGCAACGGCGGCGAGTCATGCTGCCACTGCGTCAAACAGAGTTGCGGCGCTGGCCTCCACGTCGCCCAGAGTGCGGCAAGCCTGATTAAAGTATTCGGGCTTCAACTCTACGCCGATAAATCGACGCTTCGCCTTGAGTGAGCAATAGCCCTCGCTGCCTATGCCCATAAACGGGCTCAGGACCACATCGCCTGGGTTGGACCACATGACCAGCGCCCGGTCGATCACGTCAAGCTGCAGCGGGCAAAGGTGGCGCTCGTCGTTGGCATTGCGCGCGGCCTTCACGTTCAGAACGCGCGTCTGGTTGACACTCATCCATACCGGCGACGCCCATTCCTGCCACTGATCCAGCGGGAAATTCTCTGGCGTGTGATTGATTGGCTCGGCATTGTCGCCCGGCTTGACGAACGTCATCAGATAGTCCGGCATACCTCCTCGGCTTTTGGCGCTGTCCTTCTGCAACTGCTTGTAAAGCAGGCCGACGTGCTTCGTGCGCGTCATCTCGACTACCGGGCATTTCCAGATCGTGCGGCGCGAGTGCAGTATCCACCCGGCATCCTCGTGGATGCGGATGATGTCTCCGCTGAAATCCTTGATCCCGACCGCGCCGTCCTTCCACTTGGTTAGCGGCAGGTCGGAGCAATGCACCGCAGTCAACCGGCCGGGCTTGGTCACGCGCAGCTTCTCGCGGACCAGAAACGCATACTGGTCACGAAACTGCTCGTCAGTGCTGTTGCCCATGTCGGATATGCTTTCCGAGTACACGAACAGGGAGCCGAACGGCGGCGAGTAAACAGAAAAGCCGACGCTGTTGTCCGGCAACTGGCCGACCACGTCGACACAATCACCATGATACGCGGCGAACCTGTCGCCGTGCTTCTCGTTCAGGCAGCGGATCGTAGCCATGCCGGTGTCCTCCCCTCATGCTTCGGCTGATATTCAACAAGGCGGCGCGTGGCTTGTGTCGTGGCGCGCTTCATCGCGGCGGCCATCGCGCGCTTCATGCTGGCGTGTTCGTCGGCCTTCCGGTCGATCACGCGCCCGATCTGATCCTCGCCTTCAGCGACAATGATATGGGCCTCGACGGTCTTGGTTTGGCCGAAGCGCCAGCACCTGCGCACTGCCTGATACCAAGCCTCGTAGCTGAAGCTGCGGCCCACAAAGGCCATCCTGGCGCAATGCTGCCAGTTGAGCCCCATGCCAGCCACGCTGGGCTTCGTAATGATGACGCGGGCTGATCCGTCCGCGAACGCCGCGAGGTTTTCTTCCTTGCGCTCGATCGGCATGGAACCGCGTACCTCGATCGCATCGGGGATGCGCTGGGCGATGGCGTCTGCCTCATAGTCCGTGTCGCACCAGACGACCCACGGCTGAGTGCTGGTATCGACCAGCCGCGCCGCCTCATCCGCTCGTGCGGATGCCGTCTGCCTCTTCGTGGCGTGCATCGACGTGGCGGACATTTCCATCGCGAACAGGCTGCCGTCCATCGGCTTTACTTCGCCATACGCTGCCTTATGCCGAATGATCTTTAATTCCGGCAGGACGTAGCGCGCGCCGTCAAATCCCAGATCGTCCGGCGACTGTGCCATCCTCGACCAAGACGCCATCCATTCCCAAAAGGAATTCTCTGCGTGCTTCTTCAAGCGCCACGTCTGCGACGCAGTTGAGGCGTCGTTGATGAAGAAGCGGGACAGCATTTCGTTCCCGTTCATCGCGCCGAGGAATTCGGACTGCTGGCCCAGCTCCATGTGATCGTTAGGCGCCGGGGTCGCAGTCGCGGCCATCTTGAACCGATGATCTCGGAAGGTCTCAATCAGCGCGCGGGTCGTCTTGCCGCTGAAGTTCTTGAGAATGCTCGCTTCGTCTAGTGACACCACTCCGAACGCATCCGGCTCGATCCGGTCCAGCCGGTCATAGTTGCAGATGTTGATGCCGGCGCGTGCTTCCGACTGGTCGCGGATAACGCGGGCGTCGTAGCCTCGGGCGTGCGCCTCACGCTCCATCTGCCGGGCGACCGCAAGCGGCGTCAGGATCAGCGCGCGGCCATTGCTGGCCCGCATCGCCTTATCTGCCCACTCAAGCTGGCAGAACGTCTTGCCTAATCCTGTGTCTAGATAGAGCCCGCACCTTCCCTGCCGTAGCGCGAACTCGACGCACGCGGCCTGGAAGTCGAACAGCCCCGCATTAAGTGCTGACGGCTCAATCCCTGTCGCATGAGCGCGCGGGCGCTTGGCCGCGAGAAACGCCTGATACTCGGGTTTCATTCCCCGTCCCTCTGCCTCGGCTTCGCGGGTGGTCATGGGCGGAGGCTCCGGTTGGCGGGGGAAGGGCCTCGGAGGAAATCGAGGGGCTTGTCCGGCATGTCGGCGTCGGTGATGAGCGCGAGCTTGGCCGCGTGCGCGTTCTCCTGCTGGCGCTTCAGGCGGCGGGCTTCGCGTTCAGCCTCGATGCGGGCGTGGTGCGCATCGCGGACGGCAGTGATTCCCTGCCACGTACCCGGGGACGGCAAAACGCTGGCGGGCTTGGTCTTTGTGTTGATTTCCTCTAGGAGTATTTCGCCCGTCCCAGGAACATGCGGCGGAAGCCACTGGCCGATGTCGTCGGCGACCATCTCGCGGGCGCTCTTGGTGTTCATGTTCATTTGAACGTGAACGCTGTCCTTGAACGCCGCCGCCTGGGTCTTAAGTTTGTGCGCCTTGCCTACCGAGATTTCCATTTCCTCGGCTACTTGGCGGACGCTCATGCCGTCGTTGAACATGCGGACGGCAGTCGCCAATTCGCTATCAGGCGGCAGCGTGGCCGGCGTTGGCAGTTCTCCAGCAAGGAAGCGATACTGGTCGTCGATTGCCTCGCGCTCGGCACGCTTGACCGAAGGAATGCGCTTCCAACTGACCAGGCGGCGAAGAGCGGCCGGTTCTACTTCCGCCTTCTTCGCATCCTCAATGACGCCAGCAACGTCTTCCTTGTAAGCGTCGGCCAAGTTGGAGAGCCGGTCGGACAAGGACGCGATGTTGTGCTTGTTGGCGCTCATGGCGTCGTCCCCGCATCAGTAAGAGCTTGGTCAACAGCGGCGGAGATTTCGTTGGGGGCGAAGCCCATCGACTCCGCGTCCTCGCAAAGCATCTGCCGCGTCGTCATGCGCTTGGCCTCAAAGCTGGCAGACGATTCCTGCTCAAAGTGAAGCATCCGGCGCGCCTCTGAGGCGAGTTTGGCGGCGCGGTCCATCATCGACCCCTACCGCCGATCAGCTTGTAGGCGCGCTTGCGGTCCGCCTGGACCTTGGCGACCCACTCCCTGATTCGCCTCTCGTCCCGCTCGCACTTCGCCAGAAGTCGCATCCCGATCCTCTGCGGAGAGCGCCCGCAGATCGTCTTCAAGGCGCTCGTCAAGCGCGCGGAACCGCGCCTCAATGCTAAGAAACTCATCTGCACTTAGCCTCACGTCTTCATTGTTAGAGAGGATGGCCCGGACGCGCCGGGCGTTGATGCCGACCTTTCTGGCGAGGCGATTCCGCCAGTGGTCCTTGGTGTCATCCCACTGCCTTGGGCCGCCAAGGGCGA